CCCAATACCAGTTCCTCGACTTTCTCCGATACACCACTAGGCATGATTATATCTAGGTGCAAGTATCTGCGATTAGGTTTGTTGTATGTTGAGAAGTCACCACCTGCACACGTGTCTGTGATGAACTCACGCATGACTTCACGCCAATCGACTTGTGGTTGTAGAAACCCTTCAAGGGTACGATTGCCACCCGACCCCATCTTTCCTGCAACTATGTCACCTTGACGTATCACGTCATCAATCTCTTTGGCTAGTTCATCTTGCTCTTCGGTTGACAACTCTTGTGCATCTTCCCACTCATGTGTGTCAAACGGCTCACCACCACCTTGACCACCACTGCCACCACCGTCTTCTTCTTCACGTAGGGCGTTGAATATTTGGGTGACACTCATGTCCTTGTACTTTTTGTCATAACAACCACTCTCTAACGCACCAGTCATAGTAGCAAACTTGTCGTCTTTGTTCTCCTCGACTAGCTTGTCGTTTATCCAATAGTCACACGCTTTGTTTGCACACTCATGATCTATCTTGTACAGGTGATAGTATATGTGCGTATGTCGTGATAACTTGTGATAGTTCTCATGCAAAACCAAGAACCTAAGTTCGGGGTCATTCAATTTATCACAGAACATACGACCATACTTCTCGTCGCGTCCGTTGGTGCAAGCCGTAGGAATGTCATCTCTGACACTCCTATCGCCAATGGCAAGTAGTCCTGCTAGTGCAATGTACTTGTCCTGCATCATTATATCTGATACTGCCTTGTGTAGTCGTTGTTCGACAGTAAGATTTTGTTTAATTAATAAGTTCATATCTTCTCTCTTTCTGTTAGGGATTTCCCTAACGTTATTTCTTATCTGCTTGATAAAGATGTTGATTCTTCATTGCCCACTCTGTGAACTTCTGATTGGTCATCACCATTGACTGGTGCTGATAGTTCTTGGCGCGAACACCATTGACAAACATAGCTTGTGCCTCAATCTCCAACCTAACAAGATACTCCATGAATGGTGTAACAAAGTCTTTGGTCATTGAACCAAGTGAACGGAACACAACCATAACGGTGGCACTCACGTTGTCGGGTATCTTTGCCGTACTCGGTGAGTTCTTGATATCGTCACGGCTTGGCATCTTATCTGCTAGCTTGACGTATGCCATCAAGTCCAATGCACCACGATTACCGATAGTGCCAATCAACGCTGACGTTAACACGTTATCCCCCATCACCTCACGCTGATGTACCAGGTCGCTCGCCATATGTAGAGAACGTGGTGTCACGAACGCTGTTCGTTGTTGGTTTGGGTGAAAGATGTATGGGTTGTCATCTGGGTTCTTCACGTCCTCGAACGCATGAAACAACTGTGGTGTATCTTTCGCCCAACCAAGTATGGAAGGGTGCATACCATTGTTTAGACCCCACGCTAACCATTCGGTGTTGGAAGTCTTACGAACATTGACCACAATCATACGATTACGCTGATGTGCCTCAAGCATATCGCCCACACCTTCTGTACCTTTGTTTGTCGTAGCAAAGATAATACTGTCAGGATGTAACTTGTTACTGCCCAACTGTCGCTCTAGCGTCAGCCTTGTGAGTGCCATCTTGACCGACCTATTGGTCTTACCATACTCGTCCAAGTCCATGATGATAGGCTTGTCCTTGATATGTAGACCGAACTCTTCATTCGGTACGAACGATACATAGTCCTGCTCTCCGTTGGTCTTGAACTTCGGCATCATAATATCGCCCAAGTCTTTCGTTGTGCAATCCACGTAGCATGGCACGTGAGTAGGTAGTGCCTTCGCCAACATCTGTAACACCGACGTTTTGCCGTTGCCCATGTCGCCTTGCAGTAGGACAGTACGTTTATTGCCCACTGCTAGGATTAGTTTCACACACTCGTCTAAGTTCAATGAATAGTTATTTGTTACTGTATTTTGCATAATATATCCTTTCTATGCGTTAGGGTTAGTGAATCACTAACCGATTACCAACCAAGTGATTTGATTGAACTGATTGCGTCATCAACACTTTGCTTTGTGTTTTGACGTAGAACACCATCTTCACGTAGTGCGTCTGGTGATATGCCTTCGAACGTGTCCGTAAGCTGACGTGTTAAGGTGAGTAGTCGCTTGTCCTTGTCTGCCAGAGGTACGAGTAAATCTTCAAGCATGCTTGTGACGTTTACTGTAAGCGTGTCACGGAATACTTTCTTGTCCTCGTCATCTGTATAATCAAGACGTTCTGATACATTCTTTAGATAGACCAATAACTTGTCCATCATACTACCAATAGCCTTTTCAAACATGGTATTGTAGTGTTGCTCGTAGTCACTACGTAACGCTTGCTCTTGTTCGTTACTCATATCCACACGAAAGTCACCACTTGTCGGAAGTGGTACAAAACTCATTCGCCATGAGAACTTGCTCTGTAACACGTGAGCAGGTGGATAGTTATCTGGGTGATACAAATCACCAAGTAGTGTTTGAGCATTGACCACGGCATCTTCATAGATATCAAAGAACTTGTTAACTAGGTTGTAGAACTCTTGCTCTAGTGTAGTCATCTGTTTCTTGTACTTGAAGAACGTAGATGTTGGTAACAATCGCATACCCATATCTGACCAAGGTATAGTCATGTTGTAATGTGTGTTACGTGCATTACCTACGAACTGTTGGATAGCTTTCAACTCTGAGCAATTACCAAGCAACTTCTTGTGAACATTCGCCACGTTGGGGTCGGCTCTCTTTACCAACTCCAACTCTTCTGATGCTTGCTTGTCTTGCTTTCGACCCGTCCAGACAGATGCGTTGTACTCTACCAACATAGCTGAACTCGTTATGCTAGGTGCTGATGTTTCGATTTTGTTTTCCATTTTATTATCCTCCAAAGATTGCCCAAATTAGTATGCCAAAACCTAGCATACCGATGAATAGAGCCATAAGGCTCACGAACTCGGCAAACATTGCCAAGAACGTATTCTCAATATCGTCGATTGATTTACCGTTGAGACGCATACCGAAAAATCTATCTGACCTCTTACTCTCCTTGTCTAGGTCTGGCATTAATGGGTCACTCTCCACAAGTCTCTCTAACGCTCGTCTAACATTAGGGGACGCTTTTTCGTCTTCGTCGTGAAAGAAAATACCCTCTCCGTTGTCGAACTGGATAATCCTATCGTCTTGCTCGACTGTCTTACGCCAGTCCTCTGTTGGCGTGGTGTTATTCAAATGCTTTCGCAGTTCTTCCTGCCATATTGTTGATTTCTTATCTGTCATATCTTTCTCCTTAGTTGCTTGTTTTGTTGTTGATGCCAACAAGGTCACCCTTACGAGTTACCACGACGTAGTTGGACTTGTGTACTGGCGCAATACAATACTTCACTTCACGTGCTATCGACTCACCACATGATAAGCAAACGTTGTAGCCAAGAGCTGCCCGTCGAGGGTCGAACTCGTCACCACAGTTTTCACATGGTATGCTTAGTGAATCACTAACCCACTTGCCAGTGTCGGGGTCGATGAACTTGTAGAACTTACTGGTCATAATTTGTATCCTTCTAAAAATTTACTCTTTTCTGATTATGTCTTATTATAGCATATATACCCTAACTTGTCAAGAAATAGCTAGATTTTACTTTTGGTATTATCAGATTGATTTATACGTTACTTACTAAGCTACGGTGTAATGTACTGTAATGTACTTGAATGTTCTGTAGTGTATGTCTGTAAGTATTTGATATTATTACAATGTTCTAATGTTCTCTTTTTTGGGGGATTGTGAAGGGGGGACGGAACGTCTGTAAGAGGGCGAACATTACATACGCAAAGGTCGGTCGAGAGAATGTTATCGCTCAATTTTTAAAAAATAGAACATTATATATATATATATATAATAGGTTAGTTACTCACTAACCATATGCTATCAGATGTCACCAGATGTCACCAGATGTCACAAAAATATAATGTACGTTTTCCCTTAAAAAAAAGCGAACATTGCGGAACATTGCAAAGATAAAAACGAACATTGTCCCTAGGCTCGACGCTACATAGAAAACTGGTCTCAACAGGTTAGGCTATAAGTACTTTATGCTCCAGCAGAGATGGGAAACTGGCATCTATCTAACTGGTTTCATATAACTGGCATCAAAAATTTGGGCACAAAAAAAGCCACCTAAGTTTCCCTAGGTGGCTTAGTGATTGACTAACCTACTTGATTGTTGGAATCGATAGTCTTTGTTTCATTGTCTCTCTTGCCATTGTTAATTGCTTAACAATATTATCGACATTTGAAAACGTAGTGTCTTTTCTATTTTTGATTTTGTTAATCATGTTCCCTAACTGCTTAACTTGATTATCCTCGAAAGTAAGGTTAGGGGTAGGAGTTGTTTCTGTTCTTAACCAACCAACCAACTTTTTTCTTACTGTAGTTTGTTGCTTGTTCCAGTAGTCGAACACCCCTTTATCTTCATTAGATAGTTGAGATTTCCTTTCATCACTTGTCATGCAGTAAATGGTGTGCACTTTATCTCCCATGCTTTGAAACATCATATCCTTAATGAACAATGCTTGTTCCACATTAGCAGTGCAATTCTCATTGCTTACTTCAAGTTTGGTAATATCGAAATGCTGTGGATTCTCAACTGTCACTAACTTGCCGTCAGCTGTTCTAGTTTTGAACTTAGGCTCAAAAGCATCAGACTGTTTAAATCCTAACTTCTTAACAAGTGTTTCTTTAACAAACTGTTTTCCAGTCTCGAAGGCTCTATCGCTTTCCTCTTTAAGCTTATCGCCTTTCAAGATGTATGTACAAGCTTCAATAAGAGCTGTGCTTGTAGTGTCATTGATTTGAAAAGAGTTTGTTTTAATTATGTTTGTTTGCTTGTTCATGATTATATCCTTTATTAAACAAGTTAAGTTAACAGGTTAGTGAAACACTAACCTAATCAAGAAGGCTTATTCCTTGTCTTGATGAACTCATTATAACTAGTTATCACGTTATGTCACAAACTACCCCCATACCCTACCCCATACCACCCTTTTACAAAAGATTGCATCTAGCTGTATATATTACTATTTCACACAAATAAATCACGTTTCTCCGAGTTTGACCCCCCACCCCCCCTCTATATAGGAACACCCCCCTATAGGAGTCCCAAACCACTTTACAAAAAAATTTTTTTCGTTATATAATTCGTTACGGTGAACAACCTGCGAGACAAAATGACGATTGTAATAGAACCAGAGTTGAACGTACCCATGAAAAAGGGTAAATCTTCGGCTGATCTAAAGGCACGTGTAGGAGCAGCCGCGAACACAGCGAAGGAGTTGGGAGAGCATGGCATCGACCTTGAACCCACCAAAGAAGATAAAGATACAGCCGCAAGGTTATCCGTTGCTTACGCTGATGATCCTGAAGATGTGTCGAAACAAGCTACCGAACAGAAAATGTCAACGCTAACACCCGCCTCTCTTGTCCTGACAGACAGTATTTTGAAGCAGTTTGGTCGTTCTGTGGTCGAAAGTGCAGTACAGATACGACATTTGGTGACAAATAAGCTGATAGAAGAGACTGAAAACCCTGATCCAAGGGTACGTATACGTGCTTTAGAGCTTTTAGGTAAGATTTCGGACGTAGGATTGTTCGCTGAGAAGTCAGAAGTCACCATAACACACCAGTCTACGGACGATTTACGTGAAAGATTACGTTCAAAGCTCACAAAATTGGTAAATCCAGTTGAAGATGCGGCTGTAATTGATGGTGAACCCATAGATGTGGATAAAGAATTAGGTTTGGACGGTGAAAACGGGGAAAACGGTGGATAAACACTCTTTTGACTTCTCTGAGGACGAAATCCAGGTCATGTTAGACAATTTAGACCACTATACACCCGAAGAAGTGGCTGAAATAGATAGAATGGTCGATGAGTTGGCTACTAGACAGCACAATCAGGCAGCTTATGATGATTTGATAGAGTTTTGTAAGCATATGCAGCCCGATTACATAGTGGGGAAACATCATAGGATGCTCGCGAACATGCTCATGGACATAGAGCAGGGTCAAAAGGACAGGATCTGTGTTAATATTCCTCCAAGACACGGAAAGTCCCAGCTTGTTTCTATTATGTTTCCCGCTTGGTTTCTTGGGCGCAACCCGAACAAGAAAGTTATGATGGTATCGCACACCACAGACTTAGCGGTGGACTTTGGACGTAAAGTGCGTAACTTAATCGCTACAGAAACGTATCAAGATATCTTTCCGACGGTGGCTCTGGCTGTAGACTCTAAGTCGGCAGGACGTTGGAATACAAATTCAGGAGGTGAATATTATGCGTGTGGTATTGGTTCTTCTATTGCTGGACGTGGTGCTGACCTCTTGCTCGTTGATGATCCCCATTCCGAGCAGGATGTTATAAACGGGAACTTTGAGGTCTTTGAGAAAGCGTACGACTGGTTTACGTTCGGTGCGCGAACACGTCTAATGCCTGGAGGTCGGGTAGCTATTATACAGACACGCTGGCATATGGACGACCTGACAGGGCGTGTTACCAAGGATATGGCAAACAACGAGAGGTCTGACCAGTACGAGATCGTGGAGTTTCCCGCCATACTGGATATAGAGGATGAAGAGACGAAAGAACTTACACAGAAACCTCTCTGGCCTGAGTTCTTTGACATGGAAGCACTACTCAGAACGAAAGCATCTATGCCTGTGTTCCAGTGGAACGCTCAGTATCAGCAGGAACCGACAGCAGAAGAGGCTGCTCTGGTCAAACGTGAGTGGTGGCAGATGTGGAAGAAGGAAGATCCTCCTCTGTGTGAGTATGTCATAATGTCTTTGGATGCCGCAGCAGAGACACATAATCGCGCGGACTACACAGGTTTGACGACGTGGGGTGTGTTTTTGAATGAAGAGGTGGACAACTATAACATTATATTGTTAAATAGCATAAAACGACGGTTGGAGTTTCCCGAACTCAAAGAGTTGGCTATGGACGAATACAAAGAATGGGAGCCTGACTCGTTCATCGTGGAGAAAAAGAGTGCAGGAACTGCTCTGTACCAAGAAATGAGGAGAATGGGTATACCTATACAGGAATACACGCCACACAGGGGATCTGGTGACAAGCTAGCTAGACTTAACTCCGTTACGGATATTGTGTCATCAGGTCTGTGTTGGGTTCCCGAAACACGATGGGCAGAGGAGCTTATCGAAGAGATAGCAGGGTTTCCGTTTATGAGCCACGATGACTTGGTTGACTCCACCGTTATGGCGTTGATGAGGTTTAGACAGGGTGGGTTTATACGGCTACCGAGTGACGAACCAGAAGAAACTCAATACTTTAAACATAGGAGAGGCGGGTACTACTGATGGCTGTAGAAAAAGGACTGTTCCAAGCCCCGAAGGGTGTAGACGAGGAAGATACAGAACAACTGGAGATAGAGATCGTAAACCCTGATATGGTTACGTTAGACGATGGTAGCATGGAGATCACTATCGTTCCTGACGCTGAAGGTATTGGTACAGGTGATTTTGATGAGAACTTAGCTGAAAATATGAAAGACGATGAGTTATCTGCAGTGGCTGATGAACTATTAGGTAATATAGACTCTGACTTAGAAAGTCGTAAAGAATGGGCGGATACGTTTGTTCGTGGTCTGGATGTGTTGGGGTTTAAGTATGAAGAACGTACCGAACCCTGGGAGGGAGCTTGTGGCGTGTACTCTAACGTGTTAGCAGAAGCAGCTATACGGTTCCAGGCAGAAACCATGAGTGAGACATTTCCCGCACAGGGGCCTGTAAAAACAAAGATATTAGGGGAAGAGACCCGTGAGAAGTTGGAAGCTTCTAATCGTGTAAAAGCCGATATGAACTATCAGCTTACAGAGAACATGGTTGAGTACAGATCAGAGCATGAACGTTTACTCTACAACCTTGGTCTGGCAGGGTCTGGGTTTAAGAAAGTATATTATGACCCGAACATGGGGCGGCAGGTAGCTGTGTTCGTACCCGCAGAAGATGTGATCGTACCTTATGGCGCATCGCACATAGAGACAGCAGAACGTGTAACGCATGTTATGCGAAAGACAAAGAATGAGTTAAAGAAGCTACAGGCTAGCGGGTTCTACGTAGATGTAGATCTTGGTGATGATGTGTTGGAAGAGGATGGCGAAGACAATGTTCCCTTAGAGGACATCGCAGA